GTACTCACGTGTCAATACTGAAACTGGTGAAATTGAAGAGAAGAAATGGCGAATTAAAGATACGGACTCCAAAGATTTTTGGATTGATGTTTTAAGTGATGTGACTTTTCAGAAATTTGTTGAAGCCAAATATACCGTTGGCCAAGGGGACATTCTCCAATCAGAAATTGATGAAACATTTGGAGAAGATGATGAGTAATTTTGTTCAAGGTGTTGATTATGAATATGTGGTGGATGATAAAGATATAAATTCAGTTCACATCAAATTAATAACAGGTGAATATGCCGACACTGTTTTTAAATATGGTAAAGTAGGTATTGAAGAAAAAGATGGTAATGCCTATTTACAGTTCAACTTTGATGTGATACAATCACCTATTAAGAAACTCGAAAAAAAGATAGAGTTTAGAAATTATATTGGTGATTTGTTGACAACGATTATCACCAGCCAATTAGACGTTGAAGAGAGTTATATTGATGAGAATGTGGTTAAAGACGGAGAATAACGACAATTATTAAAATGCCATCTAGTCATCCCTGCACCACCTGTTTTATTACAATGTGGACAAGTTAGAATAACTGATTTTTTAATATCACTTAATTTTTGTTTTCTCTCTTTAGAAAGAGGTTTGTTTTTGTTGCCGGAACCGTGATTGTTTCCTCTCATTAGCAAACTTCTTTTTTGCTTTTCTTCTGGAGATTGTATTCTTTGTAAACCAAATACACCTTCACCTCCCATAGTTTTATTATAACCAACAGTAAACGTGTCGAATAATTTGATAAAATACGGTTCCATTACATCTTTACAATGTAATTTATCTTTAGATTGATAAATTATTTCCCATTGGAAGTTATCCCAACCGTGTTTTCTAATAGCACGATAAAAATGATAGTCTTTTTTGGATGAGTTTGATTTATGGATTCTTTTTCTGTTTGGCCAATTGGAGTCGAACCCAATGTAAACTTTACCATTAATGGTATTAGTGGCTTTATAGATTGAATATATACTTGACATGAGCTGTGTCCTTGTGTTAAGGTATAAGACATAGAGTAGGTAGATGTTAGCGCATCGTGACCTACATTTATTTATATGGAAATGTTATGCGAATTGAAACAACGATATTAAAAAATCTGATATTTAATGAAGATTTCTCCAGAAAAGTACTGCCATTTGTAAAGCCTGAATACTTCTCCGATAAAACGGAGAGGTTGATACATAAAGAAGTTAATGATTTTATATTAAAATATAATTCACTTCCATCGTATGAGGCTCTTGTTTTGTCCGTAAAAGAGACAAATGGTTTACAAGAAGAGGAGGTAAAGCGAGTTGTTGATTACCTTCAAGTTGTTAATTCCAATAAAGAAGACATATCTAAAATAGATTGGCTAATTGATGTCACTGAGAAATTCTGCCAAGAGAAAGCCGTATATAATGCGGTTTTAGACTCAATTCATATTCTAGATGGCAAAGATAAAAATCAAAATGATAAAGGTGCAATCCCTAAAATTCTATCTGATGCTCTGGCTGTCACCTTTGACACCAATGTAGGTCATGATTATTTACAGGATTCCGACAGTCGTTATGATTTTTATCATCGTAAAGAAGAACGAATTCCCTTTGACTTGGACTATTTTAACAAAATCACTAAGGGCGGTTTACCAGCGAAGACCCTCAATATTGCGTTGGCTGGAACGGGTGTTGGTAAGAGTCTTTTTATGTGTCATGTGGCTGCTGGTGCCATGGTACAAGGCAAAAACGTATTGTATATCACGTTGGAAATGGCTGAAGAAAAGATTGCTGAACGTATAGATGCTAATCTACTTAATACCAATTTGGATGACTTGATATCTTTACCTAAAGACTTGTATGATAAGAAGGTTGCTCGGGTTAAAGAAATGACCACGGGTAAATTGATTATTAAAGAATATCCAACAGCTGCGGCCTCAGTAACACACTTTAGAGCTTTATTGAATGAACTTAACCTCAAACGTAATTTCATTCCCGATATTATCTTTATTGATTATCTAAACATCTGTGCTTCATCTAGGCTTAAAGTTGGTTCAAATGTCAATTCATACACCTATGTTAAATCTATAGCTGAAGAAATTCGTGGATTGGCCGTGGAATTTAATGTGCCGGTTGTATCTGCTACACAGACTACTCGAAGTGGTTTTACAAGTTCGGATCCCGGTCTTGAGGATACATCTGAATCTTTTGGTCTTCCCGCTACGGCTGACTTGATGTTTGCTTTGGTTTCTTCAGAAGAATTAGAAGAACTTGGCCAAATCATGGTTAAACAATTAAAAAACCGATATTCCGACCCAACACATTACAAACGATTTGTCTTGGGAGTTGACCGTGCTAAAATGAAATTGTTTGATGTTGAACAATCAGCGCAAAGTTTAACGGATTCGGGCCAAGATAAACCTGTAAATACTTTTGGTAACAACGAAAGAAAAAGTAAGTTTACGGGTTTCAAAGTATGATTTACGTAGAAGTAGCCGGCACAAAGAAGATAGAACTTCTTAAAGAGGCTTGCTACTTCTATTTAAAACGGCTAAATATCTATAAGAAGACAATACCCTTAGATATCTATATCCACGTTTGTCGAATGGTTGTTTCTGGCCATTGTGCGTTTAACCATGATTTTAAAGAACCAGAAATAACGGTATCACTTAACAAGAAACTAAGTGAAGAAGAGTTGTTAATAACGCTGGCACATGAATTGGTTCATGCCAGGCAGTTCCTTAGGAAGCAACTGACTAATGAGGGTAGAATACATTATTGGAAAGGTGTGGCTACTGATAATGAAGAATGGGAAGATGAAGCCTATGAACTTGAACAAAATTTATATAGTGATTATTTAACATGGAAATAACCAGAGAAGATGGCCTGTATTGTTTAAAAGCATTTAAAGATTATTTTGATAACTTTGATAATATTGAACAATACATGCGTGATGAGAAATTAAAGTCGCTTGAGAATATGCCTGCGACTTTATTTCCAATTGAGGATGATTTGTTCTCAGATTTTGATATGCACCCGAATGATATGGATATTGAAGTGTGTGAAATTCCAGGTGAACAATGGGAGACGCTAATGAAGATTACGTCCTCACATATCAATAAAGCTCCAGTTGGTCGAAATATTCAATTGGCTGTCCGTGAAAAGAAAACTAGTAAAGTTTTAGGGTTTATTCGTTTAGGTTCTCCAGTCATATACATGCGCCCACGTAATGAATACATTGGACATGTGTTCTCACAAACATCGGAAGGGTCCAAACGATTTAACGAAGCAACTATGATGGGTTTTGTTATTGTACCTGCACAACCGTTTGGATTCAACTATCTTGGTGGTAAATTATTATCAGCGATTTGTACCTCACATGAAGTTAGACAAATCTGTAATAAAAAATATAATATGAATATGTGTTTGTTTGAAACTACCAGTTTATATGGAAGTAGTAAAACAGTATCACAATATGACGGCATGAAACCATATATACGATTTAAGGGTTTGACGGATTCTGATTTTGTTCCAATGATGCACGGTGAAAGATATTGGAGTCTAAAAAAATATCTAGAGGATAGATATGGTGACTTATTGGAAGGCGAGGAATCAACCACAAGTCGCAAATTGAGAACGTTCACCAAGATGATAGCATTAACCAAAGCTGTTCTAAAAGGAACACCCGATGGTGATGATTTCAATAAAACTATTGAAAATGCCAAGGCTTTGACTGAAAAGAAAAGATATTATATTTCTGATTATGGTTTTAAAAATACAACTGAATATGTTGGTAACAAAACCGATACATTAGTACCTGGTGAAAACTACGAGAAACACAATTTAGAAAATATTATTGAGTGGTGGAAAAGTAAAGCGGCCAATCGTTATGAAACTTTAAAATCAGAAGGTCGATTAAGAAAAGAATTAGAAATCTGGACATCTGGAAAAGATATTCAGATAATTAGATAACATAAGGAATATAAACATGGCACTCTCATTAGACGCACAAAACATATTAAAACAATATGAAACATTAGATGATGACTTTGGTTTCTCAGCTGTATCTGAAGAAGATTACAATTCAGTTATTAATAAAACAGCCGAAACTGCGGATGATTATAAGACCAGATTACATGAGGTCGAAAAGTTAATTATTCCTTTTTTACAGAAGTTGTATGCTACATCTGATAAGGAATATATCTATTGGCCTAATCGTAAACCAATCATTGAAGGTCAACTAAATAAAATATTGAAATTAACACGTGGATAATTATGAATATTTTTGTTATTACCTCAATCTTGCGACCTAAGATTGGTATTATTGATTTTGAAATCAGATATCAACAAACACTCAAAACAATCCAATCTATTAAAGATAAAGCGCCAGGTTCAATCATTCTTTTATTGGATTCGTCACCTGAACTAGAAGACTACAAGATTGAACGTTTGAGAAAAGAAGTAGATTATTTTATTTCTTTATCCAATCATACTCTTGCAATCGATTTAGCAACAAAAGGCTTAAAAAGTCCAGGCGAGTGTTATATTATGATTGTAGCTTTGGATGTTATTAGAAATCTATCATTGACAAACATCAATAGAGTATTTAAAATTACAGGACGTGCTGAGTTAACCGATAACTTTCATATCGAAGATTATGATAATCCAGAAATGCAAGGAAAATATGTTTTCAAAACACCTGTCGTTTCTTGGATGACATCACAATTAAAATTGGTAGATACTCGTTTATGGTCGTTTGATTATTCTATGTTGGAAGATGCTGATAAATTAATACGTCAAACATACGAAGATTGTATGTCAAAACCACAGTTTGATTTAGAGCATACATATTATAGACTGTTAGATAAAACTAAATTATTTGAAAAAGATGTGATTGGGTTAACATGCCAATTAGCATCTTGTGGGACAATTATAAATGAATAATCCATTAGTGACAATTATTACACCAACAACCGGCACAAAACATTTAGAACAATGTGTCGATTCTGTAGCAAACCAATCATATAAAAATATTCAGCACTTAATAGTTGTTGATGGTAAAGAGCATAGAAAGAAAGCCGAACAACAGATTCGTTCAGATGCTGATGTTTTGGTATTACCATACAACACAGGCCATGACCAATACAATGGCCATCGAATATACGGCGCCTCTACTTTCTTAGCTAAAGGTGCTTACTATATTTTCTTAGATGAGGATAATTGGTTAGAACCTAATCATGTTGAAAGTTTAGTCAATTCAATAGATAATAACGGTTGGGCTTACACCTTACGTAAAATAGTTGATACGGAAGGAAACTACATATGTAATGATGATTGTGAATCACTAGGTAATTGGCAATCAATTTTAAATGATTATTTTGTTGATGTTAATTGTTATATGGTTCGTAAAGATGTAGCTTTAAATTTTGCTCCTGGTTGGTATCGTAGAGCTAGACACCCACAAGAACAACCGGAAGTGGACCGCTTATTGAGTGGATGGTTAAGACAAAATAATTTCAAAGCAAATTGTACCGGAGATTATACGGTAAATTATCGAGTTGCTAGTCGAGCGGACTCCGTAACAGGTGAGTTTTTCTTAAAAGGTAATGAATATATGAAACAAAGATTGAACGGAGAATTTCCATGGCGAAAGATTTAATTATTGGTGTATGTTCTAATTACAAGTTTAACGATGTGTTGCCTTGGGTTAGGTCATCTAAAGAATGTGGTTTCAAAGGTGATGTTGTTTTAGTTACCATAGAAATGGATGAAGAAACAAATAAACAGATTGAAGCGGAAGGTGTGATTGTTGTTCGTGCTAAACGAAACAGTGACATGATGATACACATGGAAAGATTCTATCATGTCCATAAGTATTTGTCTGAAAATCCAGATTATGTGTATGTTATTTCTACAGATGTGCGAGATGTAATCTTCCAAAACGACCCGTCTGAATGGTTTGAATTCTTTACCAAAGGAATCGTTTCTTCTGGTGAAGCAATCTTGATTAAAGATGAGGAATGGAATAGAAATAACATAATCAAAAACTTCGGCGAGTATTTCTATAATGAATTCAAAGAGAAGATTGTCCAATGTGTTGGTGTCTTAGGCGGGCAATCACATTACATGAAAGATTTGTGTTTTTACATTTATCAAATGTCGCTGAATCGTCCAGATTGGGTTGCAGACCAAGCAGCTTACAATGTTATTGTTCATAGTAGTCCTTGGAAACAATTAACACACTTTGCTAATTTAGCAGATGGATGGGCTATAAATGCTCATGTAACCAACTATGACCGTTTGATGGACCACTTCAGCCCTCATCTGTTGGAAGAAAGACCAGTATTTGAAAATGGACGAGTTAAGGTTAGAAAAACAGGGCTCGAATTCTATATTGTCCATCAATATGACCGTGTCAAAGAATGGAAGAAATACTATGAAGAAAAATATGGTATAAAAATCAATTCACAATATACACCAGATGAAGATGTAATTGTTATTAATACAGGAGTTTAATATGAAAGTTATTGTTACCGGCGGATGTGGATTTATTGGTTCAAATCTGGTTGACAAATTGATAGATATGGGTTATGATGTATCAGTAATTGATGATGAATCAGCAACAGCACATGAACGTTTCTATTATAATAAAAAAGCAAGATATTACAAATATGATATATGTGATTATGTGGATGTTCGTCCTTTATTTGAAAATGTCCAATATGTTTTCCATTTGGCAGCCGAATCACGTATTCAACCAACATTAGAAAATCCAATTGGTGCAGTTAAGACCAATACTCTAGGCACTGCTACTATTTTACAATGTGCTAAGGAAGCTGGCGTTAAACGAGTAATGTATTCTTCCACATCTTCAGCTTATGGTTTGAAAAATACACCACCATTATCTGAGAATATGATTGAAGACTGTCTAAATCCTTACTCAGTATCTAAAGTTGCTGGTGAGAAATTATGTCACATGTATACGGAATTGTTTGGACTAGAAACTATTTCATTCAGATATTTCAATGTGTATGGACCGAGAGAACCTAGACGTGGTCAATATGCGCCAGTGATTGGTCTATTTTTACGTCAACGGGCAGCTAATGAACCATTGACTGTTGTTGGAGATGGCACACAAAAACGAGATTTTACTCATGTCAATGATGTTGTACAAGCGAACATCACATGTATGACAGAAGGTAAACCTGGAGAATTATACAATGTTGGCACCGGTACAAATCATTCTGTGTTAGAATTAGCAAACATGATTTCTAAAGACATTTCTTTTATTCCTGCTAGACCAGGTGAAGCAAAAGAATCTCTAGCCAATAATGACCGATTAATGGGCCTAGGTTGGAGACCAACTATTAAACTTGAAGATTATATTAAGGAACAATTGAATGGGTAATATTTCTATTGTAACGGCCTTCTTTGACATTGGCCGAGAAACTTGGACACAAGATAAAGGTCTACCTCATTACCTTTATCGTCCATTACAAACATACTTCGACAGGTTTGCTAACATGGCACAACTTGATAATGAAATGACCATTTTTACAACACCAGATTTGGTTGATAAAGTATGGGAATATCGTAAAGGTAAAGAAGATAAGACAACCGTTTCTGCGGTTGACTATGCTTCTGAGTTTAAAGACTTACGTTTAGCTATTGCCGCTGTCCAAACTAATCCAGAATATCAAAAAAGAATTAATCCAAATCAAGTTCGTAATCCTGAATATTGGTCAGCAGATTATGTTCTAGTTAATACATTGAAAGCACATTTTGTTAATCGTGCAATCACAAATGGTTTCGCTACTAAAGAATTGGTTGCGTGGGTTGATTTTGGTTATTGTCGTAATGTGGAAGAATTTATCAAAGGTACAGAATGGAATTATGATTTTGACCCATCTAAAATGACATTGTTTAGATTGAAAGAATTTGACCCAACTAAAACTATCTTGGACTTGATTGTAAACAATGATGTACATATGACTGGTGGTGCTATTGTTGGTGGTAAAACAGTTTGGCCAACATTTGATGCTTTAGTTCAACATGCGTTTAATGAATTATATAAAAATGATTTAATAGATGATGACCAAACATTATTGTTAATGGCATCGTTGTTGAAACCGGAAATATTCAAAATATATGATGTTACACACGGAGAAGATTGGTTACGTCATAATTCAGTTTTTAATAAATATAATACATAAATAAGTATTATTACGACCACAGAGCGTTGTTATTCCATGAAAAATATAAAACACTTCCTAAAAGAACAGACCGAGGGTGAAGGTGAAAAACTCAAGCATATTGAGCACCTAGAAGACCATCCTATCAATGATGGCGCTAAGGGGTTTCAACATGCAGTTGGCGCTTTACAAAAAGTAAAGCAACATGTTGATATGAAACATACAAGTCCTGATTTAGCCATGAAACATGATGGTTCTCCATCTATTGTGTATGGACACCATCCTGATACCGGTAAATTCTTTGTCGCTTCAAAGAGTGCATTTAATAAAACACCAAAAATCAATTACACAAATGCAGATATTGAGGCCAATCATGGTCATGCTCCAGGTTTGGTTGATAAATTAAAATCAGCTTTAAAACATCTACCTAAAGTTTCACCTAAAAAGGGTGTGTTTCAAGGTGATGTTTTATATTCAGAAGGTGATGTCAAAAAAGACTCAGGTAAAGTTCAATTTAAACCAAATACTATTACATATTCAGCTAAAGAAAATAGTCCAGACGGTCAAAAAATAGCAAAATCTAAATTTGGATTATATACACATACAGAATATCGTGGTAATGATAGTGCTTCTATGAACGCTCATTTTGATCCAGATTTAACTAAATTTAAAGACCATCCAGATGTTTATCATAGAGAACCTGGCCATGACACATCTAAAGTTAGTATTAGTCCAGAAGAAAAAGAGCAATATGACCACCATTTAAAAGCTGCTATGGATTTACACACAAAACATGGCCATCAAATGTATGGCCCAATTGAAAAAGTGAAAGACCATGTAAAAACATATATCAATACAACTGTTAGGACCGGAGAAGAACCAAGTTCTGAAGGTTTACAACACCATCTGATAACTAATTATGGTAAAGCTATTGATAAGTTAAAAACACCACAATCTAAAAATAAAAAATCTGACGAATTAAAAGGCCACGTTAATCATGTTCAGGTTAATCAAAAACATTTTGAGAATTTCTTTAAATTACATAGACACTTACAAGTTGCTAAAGATTCCTTAGTTCGTTCATTATCCAAACACACTGGTGGACTAGACCATGAAATTGCTGGCAAAAAAGTCAAACCAGAAGGTTTTGTGATTAACCACGAAGGCCGCCCAACAAAATTGAATGATAGACATGAATTTAATAAGATGAACTTTTTGGCGAGGAATCCATGATAAATTTTAGCGAATTATTATCAGAAGGTCGCGGCGTTATAAATGCTACCAATGAAAGACACATGAAGAATTACTTGATGCCACATCAAGGCTCTGGTGAATTTTCCCATACAACAGCCAAAGACCATGGTGAGTTGCCAGCTGGGTCTAAAGTTAAAATTAATAAAGTAGAATGGAATTATCCAACACCCAAATCGACACAGGGTAAATGGCACGTAGAAGCGGAAGACGAGAAAGGTAATAAACATTACATGCCTGCTTCTAAATTATACAAACCTGGCGAAGAATCTGAAAATAAAGGCCACAAATATGAAAAAGACTTTGTTGAGAGATTGAAAACACATGGTATTATGCCAAAACATTTAGCTGGTGCAGGTTCTACAGCTGGTACCGATTTCGTGGCGGAACATAAGAAAAAAGGTGAATTTCATGCCGGTACAGTTAATGGTGATTTATTAGAAGGCGAAACAAAAGAAGGTGTTACTGCCGCTATGGGCCAATTAACAGTCCATCATAATAAAGAAAAAGGTTGGCACATTAGTGATAAAGCTCGTGCTTTGAGACCTAAGTATGCTGCAGCAATTGAAAAGGCTGGTATAATTGACCATATGAATAATCATATTCCTGATCCAGAACAACAAGAAAAAACAGCATCTGGTCGAGCAAAAACTATTAGTGTTAAACATCCTGATTTGGAACCAGCACATGATTATTTGAAAGACCATCATGTCAAATTACTACAAGTTGGTGGATATGGTACATACAGTGTGGGCGGAAAAGATGTAACTGGCCATGGTCTTCCATCTATATCAGGTAAGGGTAAATGGAGTATTAGGCAGAAAGCTGAAAAACAAACGAATGCTAGAACTGTTGCTTTTCAGCCTGATGGTAAAAAAGGTTTGGATAAAAGTCATGTAGATTTGGATAATGACGAACATCTACAACAATTTAAGAAAACATTAGGACATATCGATTAAAATGATTTTAAACGAAGATTATTTAATGGAAAGTAATTTGCACATGTTTGATGTGGATGATACTCTATTCCATACTACGGCCAAAATCCATGTAAAGAATTCGAAAACTGGAGAAACAGTTAAGACATTATCTAATAGCGAGTTCAATACTCACACTCTGCCGCCGAATCATCATTATGATTTCAATGAGTTTAGAAATGCTGATAAATTTCACAAAGAATCTAAACCAATCTCTAAGATGATTGATAAAATCAAAAAGGTTCACAAAAATATTCGTGGAAAAGAAGGAAGTAAGGTCATACTAAATACAGCAAGGGCCGACTTTGACAACAAAGAAAAGTTCTTAGATAAGTTCAGACAACACGGAATTGACATTGATAAAATACATGTTGAACGTGCTGGTAATATTCCAGGTGATGAACATCCAGCTGAGAAGAAAGCTCAAGTTGTTCGTAATCATTTAGCTCGCCATGATTATAAAAATGTAACTTTATATGATGATAATAAAAGTAATTTAAATAGGTTGTTGAAAATGAAACAAGAATATCCTCTTGTTAAATTTCACGCATATCATGTTCAACCAAATGGAAGTGTAAAGAAACATAACAATG